AAAGGCCAATTAAAAGCCTATGCAAAACGTAAGCAAGCCTTAGAGTTATTTGTTAAGTATTTTAATAATCTATGGGACTGACACCTGCCAAAAAAGACGAGAGTGTTGTTGACAAACTTGACAGTATTAAAAAAGGAAAATTTGTAGATACCTACAAGGCTACTAAGGGGAACATCTCTGATAGTTGTCGGGTGGCAGGAATATCACGTCAAACATATTACGATTGGTTGGACAAAAAAGATGAGTTTTCCAGACAGATAATGGAAGCTGAGATGGAATTGAATGACGATATAAGAGATGTGTTAATCAGCAAGGCCGGGGATGGAGATATGACGGCTGTTATTTTTTATTTAAAGAAAAGACACCCTGATTTTAAGGAACAACCTCAACAAAACAATATCCAAGTCAATGTTCTTAATAATTTAAAAGCAGATAAAGAAAAATTTGGAATATGAGTATATATACTCCCTACGAAAACTTTATTAAATTAAGACTAAATATCATAGACAAGACCGGAACTATTGTGCCATTTATTCCTAATCCACCACAACAAAGGTTTATGGAAGTGGCCACTGGTAGAGATATTATTTTAAAAGCAAGACAGGAAGGTTTTAGCTCATTAGTTGGTGGAATTTTTACTGCTGATTTTATTCTTGATCCAAATTCTCAATCAGTTGTTATTGCTGATATTACAGAAAATGCTATTGGATTATTAGACAAAGTTAAATTCTACTTAAAGTCTTATGAAGAGAAAATGGGATTCAAGATTCCTCTAAAATATAATTCTAAATACGAATTAGTCAATGAGGTATTAAATTCTAAATATCAAGTTGGTACTGCTGAGAACGTCGAATTTGGAAGGTCTAAAACAATCAAAAACCTTCACATGTCAGAGGCTTTCTTTTATAAACATTTTAGAAAACTATTAGCTTCTGCCCTACAAGCTGTTAGACCTGATGGAAGGGTAATTATTGAATCAACAGCAAATGGGTTTAATGAAGGAAAGGAGTTTTGGGATGATTCTATTGCCGGACTAACAGGATTCAATGCTTTATTCTTTAAGGCTTCAGATTTCTATACGCCAGAGTTTTTAGAGGGTAAGAAAAAAGAACTTGGTAAACTTTATAGTCAAGAATATCCCAACAATGCTGAAGAGGCTTTTTTAAATTCTGGTGATGTTTATTTTAATCGTGAATCGCTTAAGTATTATGGATCATTAATCAGTGAGCCAATAATGGATGGATTAATCTATGTTTAGACAGTATCGAGAAATAAAGAAAGGGGAATTTTTTGTAATCTTTGCCGATACTTCATCTGGTGGGTCAGATTCAAATGCTTGTCAATTTCTAAGTAAAACAATGATTGATGTTCCTCTTGTATATCACCAAAGAGGAATTGCTACTGAAATGACAAATGCTATTTTTCCTGTAATAGAAAAGATTTTTGATGTTACCGGAATTAAACCAATGGTGGCTTATGAAAATAATGCTGGGGGTATTTTTGAATTAGAAAGATTAGCTGCTTTAAATCGAAGTAATAAATATAGCATTTATAAACAAATTACTCACGGTACTACCCAAAGTGAACAGACAGAAAAAATTGGTTGGGTAACCAATACTGCCACAAGACCATTAATGCTTCAAGACCTTAAAAACGCCATAGATAACAAACTTTTAAGAGTCTATGACAAACAAACTGTCGGAGAGTTATATTCTTTCATCATTAACCGACTTGGTAAACCAGAAGCTGAACAAGGATCTCACGATGATCTAGTAATGAGTTTGGCTGGAGCGTGGCAGTTGTATCAGCAATGTGACACCCCACCAACAGATGAAGGCTTTAGTAACGAATTTCCTAATGATGTTTTGTTTAATGATAAAGGACTCTACTAATGGAAATAAACCCTCAAAACAAATGGGCCCATCTTAAAATAGCCGAAGAAATGATCAAGGCAAAAGATTTGTTTTATTTTGAAATGCGAGTCTCAAATAAGATTATTTGCGATGTTGTTTTTAGAGATTTTGATGACTATGCCAGACATAAATCCTAAAGTACTTGAATTACATGTGATTATCGAAAAAATAGCCCGAGAGATAGAGTATGGCGCTGCCTCATTTACAATCCCGATGAAAAACGGAATACCCCTCACTGATAAAATTCAAATCACTAAATCAAGACGTTACAAAAAGCCCACAGAATTAGCGAAAACTAATAGTTAGTGTTAGCAGAGTCTTGATTTATTTGCTAATCTATGCTATAATGTACTAATTTAGTAGCTTACTTATAGGTTTTTGCCACAGAATAAGTGGTGTGAACCCCCAAATTGCTGGGGGTATTTTTATGGAAAAAATATCAAACATTATTAAACAAAGGAGACAAGCAGCAGATGATTCCCTCGTCAATAAGAGAGAAATGTGGAAAGAACACGAAAATCTGTTTTTAGGTAATTTAGACGACAAGATAAGTGATAGTACCAAATCAAAAGTCTTTGATCACAAAATATCCACCTATATCATCGAGTCTGAGGCTCGGGTAATGGCACAAGTACCGGTGGGTAAAGTAAAAGCAATTTCCAAGAATGACATGGGAGCCTCAGCTCTGATGAATCTGATTTTGGACAAATACGTTGTCCCCAATGCCAATGCTCAATTACCTTTTCTAGTTAAGTTAAGAATGCTCCATCGAATGAGCAAAATCTATGGAAATGCTTTTTATATGGTGGATTGGGATGTCAAACAGAATGGCTATGTCGGGCCAGATATGTGGCTTATTTCCCCCTGGGATATCTTTCCTCAAGTCGGTGCGACTTCACTTGAAGATTCAGATTACATAATCGTCCGGTCTTGGAAACCACTATCTTTCTTTGAAAAACTACGCAAAGCCGATGGCTATAAAAACCTTGATACAGTCATCACTAAACTTAAACAAAGCACTGGTGATAAACAAAGTCGTGATTCAGATTCTAAAACTCAAAGAGAAGAAGACATGGAAACTGGAGTCTCGGGTACTAAAGGTGATGGATTCTATGAAGTCTTGTCAATGTATGAACGTGATAGGTGGGTAGATGTTGTCCCTGCGGCTGAATATACTGTCATTCGAGATGGTAAGAATCGAGGCATTGAAGGAGAACTCCCCGTGGGGAATAAGTGGGCAATTCCTATGTTTGAAGACTTTATGGGTATGGGCGATGTCGAAAGAGGTAAGTCAATGCAATACGTGATGAACTCCGCCTGGAATCTTGCTTTAGACTCAGCTAAAATGTCTATTTTCCCTCCGGTAATCTTTAATAAAGATATTATCATCCCCTCGTCAATTAAACGTGTCGCTGGGGCCAACTGGATAGCTCGAGGTAACCCTCAACTCGCTGCTCAAGCAATTCAATTAAGTCCTCAAGGGATTCAAACCTTTCAGAGTATCTATCAGAGTGCTAATGCCGCTCTGTTAAACCAATTTGGAACCACTGATACTACTATTTCCTCAAATATAGACAATTCATTTGGTAAGACTCCACAAGCTCTAAAACAACAGGCTGCTAGAGAAAATTCAAGAGACGCCTGGGATAAATTCTACATTGAAATTGCCATCAACCAAATAATGAAAAAGATGGTCAATCTCGTCTCTCAAAAACAATCCTCAGCGATAAGTGTTCGTCTCTTTGGTGAAGAGATTAAAACCTTATTCAAAAAATATCCTGAACTACAAAGTCAATACGATCCAAAGACTGGAAACCTAAAGATTAACAAGAGTCAAACAGGTTCGGTCCTCTACGATTACGAAATGGTCTCTGGTTCGTCATTTGCAGTTGATAAACAAGCCCAACAGGAAAACATTTTAGCTCTAATAAACCTACTTCTACAAAATGCTCAAATGGGACAACAAGGGATTACCTCGCCATTTTTAGAACTCTTAAAAGTAGAAGGAACATCAATCAAATTCAGTAAACTATTAACTTCATTAGTCTCAGAAAACATCAATAACTGGGATGAAATAGTTGACTCTCAAGACTCAGAAAAAACCCCTGCTGAAGAAGATGACGCAGTTATGGAACAGCACAAACAACAATTTATGGATTTAGTGGCCAAGATAGACGAGGGGGATATATCACAAATTCCTCCAACTCAAGGTGTATCTCAAGATATGCCACAACAAATGCCACAAGGAGGAATGAATGTCAGCAATCAAGCCGGACTTCCACAGTATTAAAGGCGTGTGGGAGGAAACCAAAAAACAAGAACTAGAAAAGAAAGGGATTGACCCCCAAGACGCCGCTTTTCACACCCTAGCTCAAATGGAGTTATGGCAGAACCTTAAAAGCTATATTCAAACATTAAAAGACGGACTTGATGCTCAACTAACAGTAGCTGTCGATTCAGGATTAAGTCGTGAGGATATAGGAGATAGAACCATTATGGTAACTCTAGCCAAAGGTTTACTCAATTCGATTATTAATAAAGTGGAGGATTCTTCGGAAGTAGTCGAAGAGATGAAGGATGACAAATGATAGTCAAAACAGCTCTTATCAAACCAACCAAGAGATTATTTCAGAAAATGAGATATATAGCGACTCACGTTCTTCCCCCGATTCAAAAACTAGGGACTCAGGAGAAGTAGGTGAAGCACTGGACTTTAACAATCCGGATTACTCTTTTATCCCAAAAGGGTATCACGAATGGCGACAACGAGGACCATATTGTATATGCACAAGTTGTGAACTCGAACACGCCATTTATTTAGGTATGGATAAATTACTAATTGGAATTGATGAAAAAGGTCAACCAATAGTCAAGAAGAAGGTTTAAAAAGGTTTAACTGGGTACAGGTTCCTCCTACCTGTATCCAATTAAGTCTTTTTACCTGATCCGTAGAAAACTTACGTCTCGGTGAACGATACCACTGCTTAATAGTTCAATATGCAATGCCAGAAGAACAAAACTTGACGGAAAATAATGACGTTGAATTAAACAACGCTACTGAATCGTCGATAGTAGAAACAAATACATCGGAACCTGATAATGCCGAATCTAATGAGGTCGATCAACCCACAGAGGAAGAAGCTAATCAAGAGGAAGGTGAAAAAAAGGAGACGGGTGCGAGCAAACGTATCCAAGGGCTAGTTAGAGATAAAAAACAACTTCAAGAGAAAGTTGAAGACCTGTCTACTAAGTTAGAGACATTCACACAAGGGCTTAACAATTATGAGCCAAATACACCCAATTATGGGGAAGGTGAAAGAGATTTAACTTTAGACGATTTAAGGGCTTTAACTCGAATGGAGATTGAAAAAGAAAAAGCTATCAATCGTATCAATAATGAAGCGAAAGAGGCTATATTTAAATATCCCCAACTTGACCCAAAGAGCGATTCGTTTGACCCCGATTTAAACGATAGTGTCACTACTGCTGTATATCATGCGGTTAGAGGTAATCCGACCACTTCGGTAACGTCTTTAGTAGACAAACTTATGAAACCGTTTACAAAATCGGTAGAGAGTGCCGTCGCTTCAGAAAAAAAAGAACTCGCTAAACAGGCTGCCGAGTCTGCCATGAGACCTTCAAGCCATGTCGATAAAACTGAGAAATCAGTCGAAGATATGAGTATTGAAGAAATCAAGGAAAAGTACGGTGTCGTTTATTAATTTCTATTTAGTTAAATAATATGGCTGCAGAAACAACCCTAACCCTCTCTAATGAGATGATGACTCTCTACTCGAAAGTCTTCCTCAAAAGAAATGAGTGGGAACAGGTGATGGAAGAAGGCGCACAGAAACAAACGAGAAGTCAAAATGAAGGGAAATCAATTCTTTTCAATAGATATGCTCCTTTGTCTGTCGCTACTACTCCATTAACCGAAGGTGCAAATCCTTCAGAAGTATCTTTGTCCTCAAGCACAGTAACCGCTACTCTTTCAGAATACGGTAACCTTGCTAAAATCGGTAAATTCTTATCATTAACTTCGGTTGATGTTAAAAATGCCGAAAAAATTGCTCTTTTTGGGCAAAACATGAGGGAAACCTTAGACACTTTGGTTCGTGACAACGGTCTCGAAGGTGGTACTGCTCGATTAGCTGGTGGAAAGTCTCTGATTTCTGATGTCGCTGCAAGTGATGTCATTTCAGCTGCTGAAATCCGCAAAGTCGTGCGTACTCTCGAAGCCGCTTATGCTCCAACTTATGATGATGGATATTTCATCGGAAAAGTTGGTCCGTTCGTCAAAGCAGACCTATTGGCTGATAGCACTTGGATTAATTCCAAAGTTTACTCCGATGTCAAGAAATTGTATCGAGGTGAAATGGGCGAATTGTATGGTGTCCGATTCTTGCTAAGCAAGAACCAAAAGACAACCAGCTCTACCGCTACTGTCTATCACAACTACATTCACGGAAGTAACTCCTTTGGAGTTTACGACCTTGAGGGTGATCAACCCAAACTGAATATTATACCTTCTTCAAGTCTCGATTCTTATAATCCTGCCGGAAGATTCAGTATGATTTCATGGGCTGGCTCCTTTGTAGCTAAGGCCTTAGTCGCTGCTTGGATCTCAGTACTTAAAACTGGTGCAACCCAGTAATTAGTTACTAACCACCCTGGGGTCCATTTGTGGACTCTAGGAGGTTGTTAATTAAACAAGGAGAAAAGAATGCAAAAACGCTTAAAACCCACCGAAGGGTATTTAGTTATTAAGCCGATAGTTCAGGAGACGAAAACCGCCTCCGGTATTATTTTGGCAGAAAAGTCTGACATTCACCTTGCTGTCGAGGGGGAAGTGATTGCCATTAATGGTGAAAACCCTCCCTGTAAGGTTGGAGATACAGTCGTCTATCAGGAGTGGAGTGGTAAAGATTGGAATAAACAATTAATTTTAAAGTTTGAAGACATAATGGCGGTGGTGGAATATGTTTGATGTTTCACGAGTCGAAGATTTGTCTCATCTTAAAACTCTTTATTACAAAGAGACTAATCCCCTAAAGAGAAATAAATATAAAAGCATGATTAATAAACTCTTAACTCAAAATAAAGACACTGTTGAAAAAAGAGCCTATCTAGTTAATGCGATTCGCAATAACAGAACAGGAGCAGTTAAAGAAATTTCTAGTTATCTATTCAAAAAAAATGGTGGACACGACATTCCGGACTCCAATTAAACAAGTAGAAAGTGAGCCTGAGATAATGCCAAAGAGGGCAGACTCTAAACCTTCAGTTGAAACTGAATCTTTTTTAGGTTATGAGACAGAGAACTCTCCTTATCTATCAAAATATTATGATGTCGAGAATGTTTGGAGTGATCCGTCAGCTGGTTTTAAAGAAGACTTTGACTTTATTAATAATTACTTTAAAGACAAGATAAACAAAGGGGAAATGACTGATAGTATTGAAGCGGTTAAAGACAAAATAAAGTGGATTGAAAAACTAGCTAATATCGACAAAAACGAACGAATAGTAATGAAAATAGAAAAAACTAAAGCCTTTATTAGATTCTTAAAAGAAACAGACCAAATAAAAGTTAATGGAGCTAAATATGCCATCAAATAATAAGACAGAGCAATCAGTTCAAGAATTACACAATCAATCATTTGATAACGATTTTAAGGTCAATACTGTCGAACCAGTTGTTTTTAATCCTGCGACTAATAATCTTGACAGAATGATTCAACCCACCGTTCCGACAGATGTTCAATTAGGAGAACTCATCCCTCTTTTTAGGGCTTTATTAATGGCTATTGCCAATCCTTCTTATGTTGATAAGTCAGCTAATCAAATGAGGGCACAGGTTACTGGAACAATAACTACAGTTACTACTACAACCACAGTAACCAATTTAACCAACATTGGTAGTTTTCCTGGCAACCACTTACAAATAATGAATAATATGACTGCTTGGGCAACTAATATTAGAAGTTTAATAACATAATGGCCAATAATTTTAAGAAAGTTATAGACAGAATGATGTGGGTACAGGTTCCCCCTGCTCCTAATGCTCACGCTGCTGCAGTTTCTACCTGTTCAGATTTAAGAAATGATGTCAGCAGAAACCCTTTCGTTTATCAATTAGCTTCAGCAACAATATTAAACCGTTTTAATATTGTGACTAAGTCTTGGGATTATTTAATCAGTCCAGCCTTATCCCCAGCAGTTGCTGCTGGTGGTGTGTGTTTATTTAGCCCATCATTTTCTTTACAAGGAACTTTAGCTGCTGGTTCAACAACAACTGATGTGGTTATTAGCACCGCTTTACCTACTGCTGTCGGAGTCAATGCTTTAGCAAACAGAGGTGGAAGTGGAGAATATGGATACAGAATTAGAGTAATTGGCAATGCTGCCACAGGGAACGGAAAGATTGAGGAAAGATGGGTTATTGGAAACACAGGTGGAACTCAACCAACAATCACTTTAGATGTAGCTTTATCAAACGCTCCCGTTGCGGGAGATAGATACGAAATCACAAGTGGAAA